CCTTAGAACCAAGAACCGAATCCATGCTATGCAGGATCGCGTCGAGGGTTTTCAGCCCCGCCACCACGGCCGGCAACGCATGTTGCCCGATGTCCATCATGATGTTCTGCGCGTCGGCCCATGCGGTGCGGACCTGTTGCACCGGCGAACCCGCTGTGAGAGCGGTTAGGATGTTCTCGCCGCCCATGAAGGATTTCATTTTAGATTCCAAGACGGGGAACTGCCCGATGAACTGCGTGAGATTCATCAAAGCCGCCTCGCCGCCGCCTCGCTCGCCAAACGCTTGTTTGAGGAGTCCGAGACGTATGGCCGGGTCAGTCGCCTGCGTGAATTTATTGATGAGTTCGGACATCTTGACGATCGACGCATCCCAATCCGTCTTGCCAGCGGTATCCATGACTTGCCATGTCACCCGATTTTGAGCGTCGAGTAGGCCCATTTCACGAAGCGCAAGATTGTGTGTGACATCCGCTTTGGAATCCCCAATACGCGGCTCCGCGTTTTCAAAGAACGACCTCAACCATGTGCCGGACTTCGTATTGGTGATGCCGGCGGTTTGCGTCATCGCGGTCAGAAACATGATCGCGGCCGGGTCCATATCGAGTCCGGCGTGCAACATCGGCATGGAATAGCTGATGGCCCGCTGGAATTGCGGGATCGAAACCGGCGTGATCATCGAGGCGTAAGCGAATTGCCGCATCAATTCCGGCAGTTGCTTCGGGTCGTATGTCCCGGTCATGTGCGAAAGGCCGACCATCGCTTCGAACGATTGGGCGAGCGAGGTCTCTTTCATGCGCGCCTCGGCGGCGGCATAAGGGATCAACGTCTCTTCTAAGTTGAGACGATCTTTGAAACTGAGGCCGCCGAACTGGCGTTCCGTCGTCAAGATCGCTTCGCCGACTTCTTTCGGCGCAAAGCCCGTCTCGGCCGACACCCGTTGGATAATGCCGCGCATCGATCGGAACGCATCGGTCTGCGTCATTCCAGCGTCGACCTTGATTTGGCCGGTCAAAAGGGCGCGCGAGGCGATATCTTCGATTTCCGCTTCCTCATAGGCGCCGTAGCCGAGCATCGCGCCAGCCGCCAAGCCAGCCATGCCGCCTGCGCTCACACCCACGCGGGCGTGCATATGTCCTGGCAATGGAACATAACCGCCAAGTCGTATCCCCTCCCGACTCTCGGCCCCGGCCGCTCGCGCCCTCATCACGGCCGGCGCGCCGCGACCAGCCGCTAAGCCCGCGCCGCCGCCAGCTCCCGCCATCGAAGCCGCCGCCGCTTTCATTTCGCCCGCCATCGCCTTGATGCCTGCCGTCGTCGTCGCGATCATATCGTCGACACGCGCAAATGAGGCGTTGAGGCCAGCGGCCATGGCGGAACCTGACTCGGCGGCGCCGCGGAAAGCTGCCCCCATGGCTGTTATATTTTCTTGGATTTTGTCAACAATCCCGCCAACATCGCGCAATTGCTTAACCATACGCATGAGGACGGGGCTGGCCTCATCGCTAACCCGAAAAATTGCTCCCACACTGAAGGCTTCTATCATAAGAGCAATCCCATCGATTGCGCAAAGTCTATTGCGTCTTTAGCATTCTTTCGCATATTACACGGCAAGCATAGGAATTGGATATTTCGGATTCCATCAGACCCACCGCGCGACAATGGCGTGATATGGTCCACAGTCAATTTCGTCTTTTTCTTAATCGGCAAGCTGATCATCGCGCGGCCCCCGGCGTTAGAAGCGACATCGCGAAGTTGCCAAATAGAAATTCAGCGACGGGATAGACCTTAACCATGGCGGGGCCGAGCACGGGACGGGGCGGTATCCGCGCGGTCCCAAGTTCCTGCCACATATTGATTTTCCGTTCCGAGCCGACAATGCCGGTGACGCCAAATAAATCGGCTTCGACCTCGGCATGGACGGAATCGCGGTCTTCGCCGGTCCTCAACCGCGGATTGTCAGGCGGGGAAAAGCCCTTAGCCGTCTTGTCGGCCAGCGTGCTCGCCGCCAGCGGCGCCCAACCCGGTTGATACGTCCCGAACATAGCCCGTGCGTCGGCGACAACGGCTTCCATCAGGACTTCCGTATTTTCGACAAGACCCGGCTCAATCCGGGCGACGGAGCCTTCCAGAAAGGCCGCAAATTCGTTGAAACTTAGCATCGCGGTCTTCCTTATTCCTTCGGATTCTTAAGTTCTCCGGTTAGCCAATTGATTTCCCAGCCGTTTTGCACCATGACTTGATAGAAAAACGCCGTCCTCATCAACGGCTTCATGGCCATGATTTCCGAAAAGCTCTGATGCCCAAGGATGGCGGCTAGGCTTGCCTCCTGGAAATCAGAACTCTCGAAAAATCTTCCTTATCGTCGGCAGGTTTTCCTTCCTGACGGGCGGCCAGACCTCATCATGGACGAGATACAGCATGTCGATCCCGTCTTCGCCGAGCACGTTCGCAATCTTTCGCGCCTCGATTTCATTCCCCGGCTTTTTGATCTCGCGGCCGTCGATCGAACGGACACAGAGCGCCACCTTGGCCAACGCTACCTTCAAATTGTTGCGAACCGCGTCGCCGAGCATTTCGGCGATATCCCAAGATAGATTCGAGCCGGGCCGCGGGCCGTAAACGACAACCATTCCATTAGGAACCGCCACTTCGACCGATTCGACGTTCTCACGCGGCGCGGCCGGGGGCGCTTCTTGGCCCGCAATCTCGTCCACGCCGGCGACGCCGAGCCCATCCCATTTCTTGCGCCGTCCCGCACGCACAGCCGCCTTTTCTTCCGGCGTCACCGGAGACGCGTCGGGCGCGGGGCGAAACTTCGGCAACGCGGCCACCTTGGCCGGGTCGTGGTTGAAAGTGAAAGTCTTCGGGTCTTCGTTCATGATTTGCCGCCTCTTCATGGGTTGACTCTAAACGCCTACGCTGCGGTCGGGAGCGCCGTAAGCAACGGCGTCGCGCCGCCTTGGACGGTCATCAGCGAAGCGCTGAATTGCGTCGTCATGTCGACTTCCTTCATCGCGTTGTAGTTGCCAAACTGGCATTTGTGAAACTGCATATTCGAAATCAGATATTCGTCGATCGTCCCGTCGCGGTTGAGAATGTTGACCGACATCCCGAGTTGCACGATCAGACCCGCCGTGTGATAGGCGTCCATCAGTTCCGAGATCATGCCCTGGTAATTGCCGTTGACGCGCGCCAATTTCATCGACCCCGTAACGCCGTTCCAGATCGTCTGGAAAATCGGCACGCCGCCATTGGTGATCGGCGTTACTTTAAGGATCGTGTCTTCGCTCGACCAATCGAAATCAATCAAATGGCCAAGCGCTTCCGCAGGAAACAAATCTCCGTATTGATCGGAGATTGTCACCGAAGCGTCAATACCTATATTGAACCCTTGCACGTTGACGCCGGCCATTTTACTTCTCCGTTAGTTCGAGTTGCTTATTCATTATGCGAGTTGCTGTCCTTGAGTTGCGCCGACCGAAACTACGGTCGTGCCTCCCTGCAACGATAGCACGAAGAACCGTACGGCGGAAAGATAGGTGACGCGCACCAAGACGAAGAGGTAGTGCTGCGCGATCGACGTAGGCGTGTTGACCCCATTGCCCGCCGTTGCCGTAGGTGAGGCGTTAAACGTGCAAATCACGGAATAGTCGTCGATCAGCCCGTTGCCGTCACCAGCGCCCGCCGCGGGCGATTTCAGGAATTGCAGGAAATGGTTGAGTTGCAACTTAATCGCATTGCGCAGCGGGTCGTTTGGCTTCTGACTCTGGTTCGCGTCGACAAATTGGCCCATTGTCGAGGCGAAGCTGCGGGCGAGGAAGACCGACATGCGCCACCACTCGACGCCTTGCGTCGCCGGCTGCAACGAAGTGGTTTGGCCGTGCCGGATGCCCCAAATCGAACCCGCCGGGATCGGATTGGTGATAAACATGATGCCCGCGTTGGCAAGTTGCCCGACTTCCGACGACGTATAAGGCAGGTCGCCCGTCGTCGGGTTGTAGCGTTCCGTCCCCTCGACCAAGTTGACGGGTTCATTACCAGGATTGATGCAAGGCGAAAGCGTCGCGATCTTGCCGCCGATGAAAGCGGTCGGCGGGACAAGACGCACCACATTGTTGATCACGTCAAACCAGTAAATCCAATCCTTGACGTAAGCGAAGCTCGAATCGTGCGTGCCATAGGATTGCACGTTGGCTAGCGCCGTAGCCGTCGAAGTGCCGGTCGGGAAGGGGTGCAAGCCCGTGAAGCCTGCGGCCTGTGCAAAGGCTTTCAAGATCGGCGGGACAAGCGGGTCGGTACAGCCAACGAGCCAAACCACGCCAACGGCCGGCACCAATTCGCTCAACGCATAAAGCCCGGTCATCGGGAGCGAGGCATTGTTGCCGATCAAGATTGAGGTCGTCACACCGGCCCGGCCATCCGTGCCGCCCGCGAATGTGTAAGTCCCCAATGTCGGCGCGCCAACCCCGGCGTAACTCACTACCTTAACGATCTGCGACGGACCGCGAACATTCGACATGCCCTTAGTAATCGCCGTCGCCAACGAAGCCCAGAAGGTGCTCGCTGGGATATTCGGGTAAAGTTCCGCCGCGCTGATTGAGGCAAGAGAGAGGGTGACGTTATACGTGTTCGCCCCGGCCCCAGCCGAGACAAGCGCCTGCAAGCTGTTTCCAAGGATGCCGGTGTAGAGACCGGCGAGGATGATATTGGCCGACACGCTCGGGCCGGCGCCTAAAGTAAGGGTTGCATCAGGGCCGCCGACAAGATCGCCGCCGTTGGTGAACGTGACGGTTTCCGTCGCGCTACCGCCGATAGCTTTGGTGAGCACCGTAGCGTTGGCGACGGCGCTAACCTGAGCGATGTTGAGCGCCGGGCCGACGGACGAAGCCGAAACTCCGGCATTCGTTAGCGCGCTCGCCCCGTTGATAAGAGCGGCAAGTCCAGCCGCGATCGAAGTCGTCGTATCGCCATTCAGGACCGTGTACGTGATGTTCGCCGGCCAGCCGCCAATGCCAGCATTGGTGAACGTGAGTTCAATCGTATCGGCCGCCGTGCTCGTCCCGCCGACCGTCGCCGTGCAACGCGCCGTGCCGACTATCGCCTTAGCATATGTCGCTTGCGGCGAAAGCGTGGTCGGCTGATAAATGCTGACGACGGCGCCTGTCGAGGTCGCCTCAATCCCCGCACTCCCGATTGCGCTGTTGTTGTTGACCGCGCGAGCCAACGCCGCCGCGATCGTCGTCGTGTTGTCGTTGCCCTGGACCGTGTACGAAAGAGTAATGGGCGAGCCCGAAATAGCTGCGCACGTCACGATAAGGCTGCAAACGTCGCCCGCATTGATCGTCCCGCCGACCGTTACGGTTTCGGCCGCCGAAGTCGCGGTCCCCGAAATCGTGGTCGTCGCCGCCGTGTCGGTCCCGTCCGAAACACGCACCGCCCAACCTTCAAGCGAAGCCTGCGAGGCGGCTTGTCCAAATGCAATCGCGAGATCAGTCGCCAAATCGTAAGGGTCGGTTAGCGCCGCCGCGCCGATCGAACCCCATGCCGACAAAGCGTCGAAGGGCGAGCCCATATGGATTGCGGTGTTGAGCGGACCCCATGAAGCCGTCCCGACGATGCCGAAGACATCGGTCGGCGCACCTTGGATATAGCCGGGCGGGTTCTGAATCGAGATATAGAGGTCGTCAGCCGAAAGAGAGGCCGGATTAAAGGTCCCCGGAGGAATAATAATGGGCATTTCAGCCTCCAATCAGACGGCCGATTTCTTTCGGCCTATATGAGCAACCCAAGACTTTTTGCGAACGCAATTGGGTCTTTTGCGTTCTTTCTCGAATTGCAACTCTTGCAAGTAAGTTGCATATTCCGCCGATCATTTGATCCGCCCTTAGACGACGGTTGGATATGATCAATTTCATATTTTGATAGACGCTTCCGGCAATATGCACAACGCCCTTTTTGTAATCGAAAAATTTCTTCAATATCTGTAAAACGATAATCTGACAAATCACCTCGGGTCCGCGCTTCATAAGCATTTTTGAGACAGATGACATAATCTTTGTTCTTTGCATACCACGCGCGCCGTTTTGCACGAACAGCCTCTCCATTTCGAAGGCGATACCGTCTTGCCCTGTCGCGTTCTCGCGCTCGTATTCTTTCTGGGTCTTCCAAACGTCGCGTTCGCTCGCGAACTCGTTCCCGAGCACGCGATTCGGGAGAATGATAGCGAGCCTTTTCAGGATGCCGATCACGATAACGCCGTTTCGACGCAGCGCGTTTTTCAGGATTGTTCCGCTGCCATGCAACCCGATAGGATGCAGCGCAGGCTTTGCACTGAAACCCAATTCGACCACGTGTTTTGAGAAATTGATCAAGAGGTTTCTCTTCGTTGCATTTTCGACAAATGCGTGTAACTTCGGCCTCAGCCATATCGCTGTCTCCATCAGCGTTGCGGTTAGAGGATCGTCGGGCGCTCCAACGCTCACGATCCTCGATCTCTTCATAGCACAAACCCTTCAATTCGGATACGCGGCTTCGAATTCCGCGATAGGGGCGAGCACAGAATAGAGGGCGTCGACGTTCGTCACGGGATAATCGACACGAACGAGAAAATCGCGCCGGTACACGTCGGCCGACGTGTCGTCTTCTAGGTAGTAGTCGTTTTCGTAATTGAGCCGCACCGGCGTCCCGTCGCTTAGCGTGAAGCCAAATTCGACTTCCGCCAAGGCGATCATCGCGGCGATCGGGTCGGTTACGGCTTCGCGGATGCCCTCAGTCGGGGTCCAGCACGCGATCTGCAATTGCTTCTCACGTCGACCGACCTCGCTCAATACGGAGCCGCCATTGCCCGTGTTCGAACTCAATCGGATCGCGTCGTCAACCCAACTATCGAGCGTCACAACGGGGCCAACAGCGACCGCAGAAACCCAACCCGACAAAACACGGTCGGCAGTGATTTGCGCCGCCAGTTTCGTCGCCATTGTCTCAGGCGTATCATTGGGCGCGCTCAATGCGACTTGGGCGCCAGACCATGACGCCCCGGCGCCGACCTTCGTCAAAACGGCGGATACCGCGTCGCCCAGCGTAACCGCGCCGCCGAGCGTGATTGTTGCGGAGCCACGCGGCGCCAACGACGCGGCGGACATCTCGGCCGTCAACGTAGCCGGGACAATCGACTGAGAAATCTCATACGGCGACCATCGCGTCACGTTGCGCCCGGTCTTCCGGTCGTAGATGCTGATTAGCGAAAGCGGCGTCCCCGCCTTGAATTGCAACGGGATCGACTGTAGCGCTTTCATTGGCGGCCAGCCGATCGCGGCCTTGACCGTGACGGGCTGCGAATTCACGACAACCATCCCCGTCGCGTCGGTTACGGCGGCTTGGAGCGCGGCTTGGATTTGATGCAGAGTCGCCATGTCATGCCGCCTGCGAAATTTTGCGCTCGACGAGACATTGCGAGCCGACTACTCCGGCCTCTTGCGTGTAGGGGCTGGAAATCACATACCGCGCGCCGTCTTGCGTCAGGATCGCATCGCCTTCCGTCGGCTCATAGCCGGGCAGCGGCGGGATATACGCCATCCAACGCGCGGGTTTGAGCGACGACACGCCGGGCACGCTCGGTTCAAAGATCGCTTCGCTGTTGCGATGTTGCGACATCATGCCGACCGGGACCATTGAGGCGCCGCCCGCGCCCGCCGCCCCGAACGCAAACGTACCTCCCGCCAAAACGAGCGGCTGGTCGTTTTCATTGGTCGACGTCCAATAAAGCGAATCGTCGGGCAGCGTCTTCGGGCTCGCCGCGGGCCGATAAATGCCGGCCAAGCGGTCCAAACGCGCGCCAAGACGGCGCTTGACCGGATCATGCCAAGCGAAGCAAATCGCATTGAACTGGAGCGTGTCAGAGAGCAACGTCGCGCCCGCGCCATACGACACACCGGGGTTATAAGCTGGGTCGTTTTGGACAAAGATGTCGCCGAGCAAAAACGGCGTCATGTCGCCGATCAATTCGAACCATTGTGCAGCGTTCTTGACCGCGATCTCGGCTTTGGTTTCCGAGGCTAACTTGCGTTTGAAGATCGGATAATTCGCCGGGATAGTTGGCAACAGCCCCCAGCCGGCGGGGAAGTCGCCCGCCGAACCGGACTCGACGCGATAGGAGAGATAGGGCTGGCCCAGCTTCTGAGCCGCCTTGCCGTTTCCCCGGTCGATATGTGTCGCAACGCGCGCGTAGTTCACCATTAGGCGTACCTCATGGCGCCGTGCTGCGCTGGCCTATTCTTGGCCATGCTCGCCATCGGAATGCCGAGGAAATCGGCGAGTTGGCCCTGCCAGACCCGATAGAGCGAATAGCGGGCGCCGGCTTCGTTCGCGCGCCCGCGCCAGACATCGGCTTGTATCGTGTCGAGGTTCTGAGACGCGCTCGCCCAAGCCCCCTCCAAACCGTCGAGGATGGGCAGATAGCCGTAAATCGTGTTGATCCCGTCCAGTGAAGACGACGGGCCGATAAGCGCGCCACTCGCCGTAATGATGGGATACTGCGTCCCCGTCCCGCGCGCCGTAATCGTAAACGCCGCCGGGCCGATGAAAGCGACCTCCGGCGTAGGAACGGTATTTTGGGCATACTGGCCCGTCCCGAAAGGCTGGACGCCTATCATCCCAGCCGCTTGCAACACGGCGTTCTCGGCGCATTGCTGGGCCAGCAAAGCGGTAAGGAGAAGCCTACCGTCTTGCCCAGCGGGCGTCGCTGGCATGACGGCGGTCAATGTTTGCGGCGATGCGATCGGACCGCCGGACAACACCACACTCACCGTATCGCCGGGGCTTGGCTGTGGCCCAGTCAGGGCAATGGCGGCATAGGCCGCGCCGACGAGCCGCGCCTCTTCGTCGGGACCGAGATTGTTCATCCGGTATTCGAGTTGGCCATAGGCTTGAAAAAATCGATAGCCGACATTGCCCGCCGCGAAAGTGCCGCCGGCCGGGGAAATCACGGCAAGCCCGGCAACGGGATAGCCCATATGTCGCCGGCAGTTACTTTTCTGAGCCAGTGTGAGCGCCATAGGGCCTTACGCCGCCGTGGCGGCCCTCCTGGTCGCAAGTTTCTTCGCGTCGAGGGCGAAGACGCGCTGGCAATGCGGGCAAGCTACAACGCCGTCGGATTCGGCTGACGCGATTGGCAAGCCCTGTTCGATAAACGTCGCGATGAGGTGATGGGGGATAGCCTCCCCCTTTTTCATCGCAACGAAATTGGAGCCGACAACGGTATGAAAGCCGGCAAGAGCAATGTAGGCCGAGTCCGTCTTGGCCTTCGCAATGGCAGGTTTTGCAAGCGCGACTACCGTTGACGCGGGCGACGCCGGAGCGCTATCGACGAGTACCGTGTCGTCTCCAGACGCCCCGGCGGCCCACGGCGAGGCGGCGCCGCAGACTTTGCAAACCTTCGACCTCGGATGGACGGGCGCGCCGCATTGGGCGCACGGCCTCGACGGAAAGTTCGTCATTGAATCTCCGCCCCCTGATTGACCATTTCCGCCAGCGTCGGGTAATCGACCATTACCGGCTTGCCGTACCAGAATGCTTGTGAACTGCCCCTGCGATGCCAGACGAAATTGTTGACCGGAATAACGGGGCCGGAGCCACCCGACAGCGCCGAACCGACAACGCCAGCGCCGCCGGTCGGAACGCCGTTAACGGGGCTAAAAGTCACGGTCTCGGTCCCCCCGCCCGTCTCCGTCACGGTTGCGGTCCAAGTCGTCGAATTGCCGATCACGCCCTGTTGTGTAATCGTAATCACCGCAGAGGATGCATTTGACGCTGACACGTTTGCGGCCTGTAGGACAGCGTTAGCCTTGATCAAGGCGACAAGGCCCGCCGCAATTGTCGTCGCCGTCTCGCCGCCGCCAAGCGTGTAAGTCACGGTGACGGGCGATCCGGCCACGCCAGCATTGGTGAAGGTCAGGGCTACGGTGTCGGTTGCATCATAAGTTCCGCCCGCAATTGTCGCGGTGAGCGAAGCGACGACAACCGCCGTCGCGCCCGTCCCGATGACAATCGTTTCCGTCGCCTTCGTGGCCACAACTACCGTTTCGGTCGGCGTCGTCGGGACGCTGATCGTCTCGGACCCGGATTTTGTCATCGACTCCGTAATGCGCAGTTGTCCCGCGCCGTTCTGGACGCCATAAGTGATGACGCCCGCAACGTTCGTCGCCGTGATCCCCGCCGCCGCAAGCGCGGCGTTGGCGTTGATCGCCGCAACGAGCCCGTTGGCCATCGTCGTTGCATTGTCGGCCCCGCCCGCCGTGTAAGTCGCCGTAACGGCGCCGCCGGGCAGATAAGGCGCGGTGAAAATCAGATTGAGCACGTCGCCCGCAACAGCCGTGCCGGCGATCGTCGAGGCCGGCGCAATCGTGTTGACCCAAGCCGTGACGGCGAGCGGCTCCGCCGCAGCGGGGACGGTCAAGGAAACGACGCCGCTCGAATTGGACCCTGTAATGCTGAACGCAGCAAGATCGGCGTTGGCGTTGATCGCCGTAGCCAAGTTCCCGCCCATCGTAGTCGCATTCTGGCCCGTCGTTGTGGCTGACGTGACTACAACGCCACCTGGCTGGCCCGTACCGCCGGACAAATGGCCGTTGGCCGGGAGAAAAGCGATAGCCTCATTGCCCGTGCCGCCGATCGAATCCGTGAGGACCGTGCTGTTGCCAACCGCGCCCAAGTGCTGAATTTCAAGCACATTGCCCGCGCCGGGCAAAGCCTGCACCCCCGCCGGGCCGAGCGTCGTATCGCCGTTGATCAATGCACGCAGGCCCGTCGCGATCGTAACCGGCGTGTCACCCGCAACGCAAGTGTACGTCTTGGTGATAGGGAAGCCCGCGACCGACGCATTGGTGAACGTCAGAGCGACCGTATCCCCGACGACAATCGATGTGCCGGTAATGATGACTTCCGCCGTCGCGGGCGCGACCGGGCCAAGCGCAGGACCAGCGAACAGGACAACGAATTCGTCCCCCGTCAACGCCGTCCCGCCAACCGTAATCTTGCTCGGCTGGCCGAGTGGCGCGGTAAGTGTCGAAAGGTTGCCGATCGGCCCTTCCTGATGAACGGAAAGTACGGCGCCCGTCACGTCGGCGCGCGCGTTAAGCGCTTGAGCAAAGGCGTTGTCGTTGATCAAGTCGGCGAAGGCCGCCGCGATCGTATTGACGGTGTCCGACGCTCCCGCCGTGTATTCAAACGAGAGTTCCGCCGGGCTCAATCCGCCGAATTGATTGCCAGACAGGATCGGATTAGCCAAGACAAGAGCGAGCTTGTCCCCCGTCGTCACCGTCCCGCCGATCGTCGCCGTCGCCAAGGCGTCGGCACGAGGATTTTGCACAAGGAAATTGGCCGGCGAATCATTGGTCACGTCGCCAGTGCTAGAAGTAACGGGGATATCGAAGTTCGGAACCAGCGTCGGATTGCGGGGATCGAAAATGCCCGGCGTGCCGGCAACGGGGATTTCAGGATTGGTGTTCGCCACGGCTTCACTTCCTTGAAGGCTTCAAGACCCCGCCGAGCAGCGGCGTCTTTTTCAGACCCATAGCGGCTCGCGCGCGATTGCGATCCATTGCCTGTTGCGCGCCGGCGCGCCGATCCCAATCGGGCGTGAACGATTCGTCAAACGTCGAGAACGCGACCGCTTCGGTTGTTTTCGGCGGCGCAATCTCTTTGACGGCCTTATGCCCGCTCATCGCGGCCTCGCTATCGCTACGAACCAATGTTCTTCATCGGCTCGACATAGTTCGCGGCGCTCCGCTCATGACGCGCGGCGGGCTCGTCTTCGACACCGCCCGTGCCGGGCACCGTCATAGACGGCTTGCCTTTGACCGCCGAGGTTTCAATCGTCTCGGGGCTGCGGCCGGGAATGCGCTGTCCGCGCAACGAACCCGTGATATCCTTGGAAGGCGCCTTCATTTGGATGACTCCTGACTTAAAGCGCTATTGCCTGACGACGGTCAACCCGCGTGCTCGACCACCACGCTGCGTTTGTAAAGCGCATTGCTGGCGGTCGGGATGATGTTCGTCGTCGCGGTGAGGTCGGTTGGGACTGCGAAGTCGCCGATCCACGTCCAGGTCTGCGAAGCGGTTTGCTGCAAGCGGTCAAGCGGCGGACGGATGATCTGCGCAACGCCGTTGACGAGGAAGGCGTCGCCGATCGGGGTCACGCCCTCGCGATTAAGCCATGTCTCCAAGCCCTCAAAATCGCCTTGGATGATCGCTTCGGCGCCCAACACGATTGGGCGACGGACACGGACGGAAACGCCATTGCTCGGCCCCGCAGCGCCGTAAGTCGTCGCCCCGCCGTTGTACTGCGTGTAAGGCGGTTGGATATAGGCTTCCGTTGTCGGAATGAACGTCATGCCCAACATGCGGATGATGTCGCCGTCGCGATACTCGCGGCTATCGGCGCGGCCCGCGAACAGCACCTTGAAGTCTTGGTCGGCCCACAGTTGGCGCATCGACGTGTTGTCGAGGATGATGTGGTAGGAGCCGTCTTCCATCGGCGGGACGCCGTTGTCGCGCAGATAAGCGACCGAGTCTTCGCAAAGGCCGAAAGTGAAAACGTCCTGCCCTGTCAAGGCGGCGGTGGTGAGCTTGCCGAACGGGCGCAGAATCTTCGGCGAATTGACACTCTGCAAAGCGTCGCCATTGACCGGCGTTGTGGCGCCAACAAAGGTTAGGACGCCGGAAATGCCGTCCGGCACGCTCGACTGATTGGTGCCGTCCGCCGTCGCCGCTTGAACGGTGAGGGTCTGATTGACGCCGCCCGACGACATCGCCGTTTCGACGACGGTAATAGGGTACGAAGACGTGATCGGCGTTACGACGCCGTTGACGAGCACGGTCGTAAAACCGCGGATGTCGTCGACATGGCAAGTTGTCGCGCCGCCCGGTCCGAGGTCGGTCCTGACGCGGGTATTGCCGCCGAGATAAGCGCCAAACAGCCTTGATCGCGCGATGCGTTCCATCGATTGCGCCGCCTGGACGCCATTGTTGCGCGAGTTTGCAACCATCTGATTGAAGATGCCCGCCTCGTCCTGCATCATGTTGGTGTCGACGGTATCGGCGTATTCGTACATGGTGAACGAATACTGCTCGATAGAAAACGTCGAAGGCGACAGGCCGTTGTCGAGGCCGGTGTTGTTGGCGGCCACCAACGGGACGGTGATAGGCGTCTTGCGGCCCTTGCGGGTCCGCGTCAAAGTTTCGCCGATCCGGGCTGGGACCGTTTCACGAAGGGCGGCCCGCCGATAGGCAAGGACCGAATCAAGGCCCTCTTCGCCTTCGCGTTCCAAAAAGCCCTGTTGCAAGATGGCGGCGAGGCCGGCGGGAAAATTCGTGAAAGTACCCATGACAGGCGGCTCCAGCGCTTACGTCCGGCCGGCGCAGCGGCGCATTCGCGGTCGGCGTGAAAATAGTTGATGACGGTTTGACTATTTTGGCGCCTGGCCCTCTGGACGTTTGACGGCTAAATTTCCGTCTTACCAGCGCGGGGGCTCAGCCCCAGGGGCGGTTTAACGTCTCGCGCGACGATCCGGTCTTACCGAATTTAGGGGAACCTGCCCCTCGAAACTAAAATACACATTCTTTTCGATTTGGCAAGAGGCTTTTTGGGGGCCAGCGCAAGGCCCCCAATCGCCTTCACCGCCGATGCGAAAGCGCCACTGCTGCCTCGCGTTTCCGATCGTTGTATGCGGCCGGTTCCAACGTCGTTACGCTTGCCGGCGGCGGGTTGGGGTTGGGCGCGGGCGCATTGAAACCGCCACTACGTTGCGGGCGCGGCGTCTCGCCGGAGATGTTGCTCGGCCCTTGCTGCGCGGTGCGGAAAAACTCAGGCTTTTTCGCCTTGAACGCCGCCACGGCTTCCGCCGCCCCGGTGACATTGCCCTCGTCGTCGACAGCGACCGCCGCCCGATCGATAAGGGGAAGCAAATCTTCGTCGACAATCCCCGCTGCGACGGCTTGCGCGCGTAGCGCCTCTTGTGCGGTGCGATTCTTGATCTTTTGATTGACCGAAGCGAGCCGCGCCTCGGCTTCCTCGACTTGCCTTGCGGCGGCGTCGCGCACTTCCTGCACGCTCGCCAGCGCCACTTCGGCGTCTTCCCGCGCCTGTCTCGCATTGATCCGATGTTGCGCGGCCTCGGCCCTGAGATTGGCGATTTCTTCGTCTCGAGTGCGTTCGTCATGACGCACCGGCGCTTCACGCGGGGGCGTCGGCGTAAACGGCGGTTGCGGCGGTACGGGTTGCGGCCCAGGCGGCGAGGCTCCGTCGCCGTCCGGCGCGTAGCAAATCCCCGCTGTTCCCAACGCCGTTGAATTCATCAAATCCCGCATGGCCATAACCGCCTCTCCTATCGCCTATCCCGACAGCCTTACGCCGTCCCGTTGAAATCCGCCGTGACGGCCGCGCCGCCGCCGGTCAAAGTCGTCAGCCGCGCCTTGATCCAACGCGGGACCGGCGCGATGGAATTGAACCCGAACGCCGTGACAGACGCTCCGAGCGAAGTTCCGTTCGTTCCTACCGCCGCGCTAACAGTTTCCGTCGCCGAGCCGTTTGACGAGCCGGAAATCGTGGTGAGATTTTGTGACGGCGGCGGCAATGTGTCGGGGGCGCCTTGCCCCGGCGGCACGCTCGGAAACGAAATCGCGATAACGGCGCTGCTGTTGTTTGCGGCCATGAACCCGAGCGCGGCAAGCGCCGCATTGCCCTGGATCAAGGCGGCGAGGGCGGCGGCGGCCTTCGTTAGAGAATCGCCGTTGACCGTCGTATAAGCGAGCGAGACGGAACCACCCGGCAAATTCGGATTATTGACGACAAGCGTTACGACATCGGCGACGGTGATGGAACCGCCAATCGTCACCTCATAGTAATTAACCGGCGGATCAAACTGATTCGAGCCGAATAGTCCTACGGCGAGCGTCGCCATCGAACCCGAGAGTTCAATGCCCCCCATTTTGGCGAACATTGTCGGGAGCCATACGCCTTCGAATGGCGCGGCGGCGACGGAATCAAGCAACCGGGAATTGATCGACAACGGCGCGGCATAAGGCGCGGCGCGAAAGTTGACGGCGGGGACAAGGCGCATAACGAAAGTCTCCTATTCCTTCTCAACCGTGGCGATGATTTGATCCTGCCCTATCATGTCCCCAAGTGAAATCAACCATGTCAATATTCCACTAGATGGCGACACTATAGGCCAAAAACTCTTCATGCATTCGATTTCGCCAACTGAATCGCCCTCTTGCACAATAGCTCCGGATACTGCACTTACTGCGGCAAGAACGCCGGACATTTCCGCTTCGATCCATATTTTCATCGCATCACCGCGACAAGACCGTGATATTGGCCGGCGTCGTTGTGTCCGCCGTCGTCACGCAAATGCCGGCAAGCGCAGCGACGCCTTGTTCGAACAGAATTGCGCCAACTTCCCTGCGCCCTCTCGCACATATCTAGGAAGAGCCAGAGGCAGGCGAGGAAGAATGTCGCAATCCAGATCATTCGCAGGCCCTCACGAATTGGCCGATCTCAGGCCGCCGAATCGTCAC